TTTGTGGATAAGTCTGGGTATTGTCCCGGACTTGTAAGTTTAAAAATAGCTTGCTGTGATTTATAAAAATCAGTTCCAATAAGACCAAAGGGAATTCTTAAATCCTGCGAAACTTCTGAGGCTTTTTTTAAAAGATTTTTAAACTCTTTATCGTTTTTTACTTCGTAAGAGGTGAATGACTCAGCCACGAGTCACCATTGCGTGGAGCCCTTTTTGAATTCGGGCTCAATATAATTTTTAGAATTCTCAGAATAGATGCCGGTGCTATTCGACGCAGACAACGCGCCGTCAAGCAAGAGCTTCCCAGTCGAAATATCTTTCAGCATTCCCATGAGAAAGTTTAAAGAAAGACCTCTGCGCACGTTTTGCTCGCCGTCTTTGTTTGTCACTTGCTTTACTTCAAGAATCGCTCGCACTCGCTCGGCAACAATCCCGGACGAGATCATTTTTAAAATCTGAAATCCGTCCGCAGTCTCCGGGACGGGAGTTTCATATCTTTTTCCAACATAGGAGTTTATCACCGCGTCAGCTTGAACAATAAACGCAGTGACGTTTTCGTCAGTGACTAGAGTCGAGCCTGAAAATGTAGTATTTTTGAACTCCGCTTGAACGTCGTCCAATGTGCAATATGCCATGCCTTACATTTCCTTAAAAAAGGCGCCTCATTTACGAGGCGCCTGGCAATTACAATTATGCAATCGCTGCTTTGATAACGTAGCCGCAAGCTGTGTCAGTCAAAACCATGTCATAAGAGTCTTTGACAATGATTGACTTCGAATCAGGCGGGTTAACTACGTTTTGCTTGTACACTTTGCGAGGACCTTCAGATCCTTTAGTTACATAGTAACCAAGAGTTTTCTGAAGCTTCGCGGGATCTGTAGGAAGTGACGCGAGGATCACGTCTTTACCCCACAAAGGAGCAAGCGAAGAGGTTTGACCCTCTTTTGCAGTGTCAAACACGACGTCAGCAACCAAGATTCGTTTCACTCGGAAAGCGCGTGCAATGTCCGCATCCTCCAAAGACCCTGCGCGGTTATCTGCGAAACCCAAGTTGCGCAAAAGCTTAGGGTGAAAGCGAAGCACATTCATAACGCCTTCGTCCATGATCATTGTGTCGGGCAAAACACCCGAAGCTGAACGAATCACAGATTTTGCAGTGTTGATCACTGCAATGGGATCGCTGTTTGTGTAGTCGTTCCATTGACTAGTGCCGGACAAAGTAACGTTCTGAGTCAAGATTGAAGTTGAGCGCAAAGAATCAGCAAGCGCCTTTTCTTTTCCGATATAAAGCAAAGAGGTCAACTGTGCAGTGACGTCTTTCTCGATATCAAAAGGCTGCTCGACGTTATCATACTCTTCGGGGGTGATCATATCCTCAAGGCCATTGGGCTTGATGAAGTATGAATCACTTGCGTATTGACGGATCTCAACGCGTTTTGCAACGCCTTTGCCGCCCATCAAAGTGCTTTCTAATCGCAAGTGTTGGTTGCCGTATTTTCCAATACGTCCACTTGATTGCACGGTTTTCAAAGGAGTCAATGCCAATTCACTGACGAACCCTTGGGGAATGTACGCCTGCGATACGTTCGTCAGCAGCTTGTCTACAATTGCCTTATTTACAGCCATTTGTTTAGTCTCCTTTAATTAGATTTTATAAGTTAAAAGTTGAACGGGGATGATATCGCCAGCCGCCGCAGTTTCTAGAGCAAGTGCAACAACTTGTTCGGTTGCAAGAGCCGCTTTTCCTTGTCCGGTTGTAACCGTGACAGAGATTTGTGCGCCACGAGCGACAACGCCCGAGCATTTTACTTTAGCGCCGCTGCCGAACATTGCCACTTCAGCAAGTTCGCCCGCCGCGGGAGCGTTCATCAAAACACCAACTGCGATTTCACCCGCAACTGTGCATAGAACTACTTCGTCATTGGCTGCTCCCATTTTCACGAAACAAAATTGTCGCGTAGACAAATCATTCGGTGAGCGGAAGGTTTGCATATTAGGTTGAAAGTGTGACATTAGTTGCCCCCTTTAATTTGTTTCAGTGCTTTAGAAATTGCCGTTCCAAGATCAATTTTTTCTGACTTAACAAGTTCTTCAGCCAATTTCATGACTTTAGAATCCGAATCAGATTCGTCGTTTCCAGCGCCGCTGCCTGCGGGCTTAAAATTTACGGGCTGCGCAAGTTTGATGAATTCATCCATGTCGCCTTTTAAGAAAGCGTCACGTTGAGCAACGACTGCTTTGCCTTCAGACAAAAGCTTAGTGAAAGAATTTTCTTTTTCTTTCATCTGAATGTCTTCTTGCAGCTTTGCTTTTTCTTTCATCTCAACCTCGACTTGTCCAAGAGCGGCCTGAAGCTGCGCTTTGAGTTCGTCGATTTGTTTTTGAAGGTCTGCAAGCGCCGCATCTTTTGCAGGCATTGCGTCCTCGAGTTTTTTCATTTCTTCAGAAAGCTTAAGATTTTTAGCCTCAAGTTCTTTGATTTGTTCTTCTGTCATTTTCTCCCCTTTATTTTCGTTGGCAACAATTGCCTGCATATCTTTTAAAAATGGTCTGTTTGTAAGTCCGCCGCCGAACAAAACATTGCTGAATGTTTTTCCAGATTCGGGATCGGTCCATTTAAAAGTAAAATCTGGACTAAAGTATCGCAGTTCTCTTTGAGAAAGTTTTTTTTCAGCCGTGGGTGTCCATCGAATGGAGGCCCACAACTCTTGACCGCCTTCTTTCAAGTTCAAACCCGTAATCCACCCGGACGCTTCTTTGTCGGACTCATGGAAGTAATCAACCGCAAGGTCGATTCCGCGCACGCGTGAATCAAAATTCTTTTTCATCTCCTGCAAAATAAGAGGAGTAATTTGAAAATATCCGTACGACGGATGATTGAATTTTCCAGTTTTTAAAATTTGAATCTCGACAGGCACGCCTGTCGATTCGTCGCATTCAATTGCTGAAAATAAAGAAGTGCCATTCAATCGCATTTTTAAAAGGCTAAAGACATTTTTTTTACGCGTCAAACTTTTTTAATTAACCCGTACCCCGGATGTTTGCACTCGTGGTGTTCGTGAAGCGAAATCGACTTTAACGCGCCGGGCGAAAGACTGACTCCTCGGTCGATTTTCGGGTTTTTATCGCCCTTTAAGTTTGGAACAAGCCTCGACTTGCAATTGTGATGCATCGGCGGTGAATACCGATCAAGGTCTGGGTCACCCACGGCGAAGGTCTGGCCGTTAAGCTCTTGGCAAACTTCGCTAATCGGATCTTCGTTCGTGAAAGTGAAGCTTTCTATCGTTTCTAAAACTTCAGGGTCAAAAAAGAAAGCAAGCCGCGCTTGGTTTGTGACTGTCGCCGTCGCATTTGACGCCGCAACGTCTAAAGACATTCCCGCGTTGCTTTCATTCGCAAGCAAAGGCTCAACTTTTTGATCAATGTCGTTCAAGATTGTGTCAATTGACTCAGTAGACGTCGCGCTCGAAACAAACTGAAAGTAAGTCACTTTTTCTAGATCAGCAACTTGACTGCCTGAAATCAAAAGCGACTGTGCGTCAATAAGCTTTTTAACGTGCGGCGGAAGGGCTGCGTAATACCCTCCGCGTGGTCTATCTGCTAGCAAGAATCTTTCAGACAATCGTACAGATTTTGGAACTTCTTTTTTAGCGTCATCGATTGAATTGAACGCAATCTTTGCAAGCAAGTCTTTTAGTTTTGCTTGATACGAGCTGACCCCCTTGGGATCGACTTGCGTTGCAACTTTGATTTTTTCCGCGCTCGATGCTTTTTCGTATTTAGATTTTAATTGTTTTTTTATGTCTAAATAAATCGAGCCAAGCTCTAAGCTCATCAAGTCGGTGAGTTCTTCTTTGTTTGTCTTAAACTCTTTTTTCCATTCGCGTGAGGACATTTTTTCGGCAAATTTAAACGCAGGTGCTTGCTGCACTCTTGTCGTGGCAGCGTCTACTTTCGGAAGGTCATACGACTTGCGCAAGAAATCCTCGAGTTTTGCGTCTGGCTTAAGCGCCTGCGCGCCCGCGAGGACTGAAATAATGTCCGCAAGTTCTTTTCCGGCTTTGTCGTTAATTCCTGAGCACTTGATTTTTGGGTAAGACTCTTGCTCCCCGAAATTCATTTTGATCAAATCAGGGATCAACTTACGATTTAAACAGCCCGTGATAATGTTTGCATATGCTTGAATGCCGCTTAAAAAGAAATCGCTCAAATCTGTTCCCAAAGAAAAAGATCCGCCCGAGCCATTTAAACCAAGTGACAAAAAGTTCGCGACAAACGCGTTCACCATCTCGGTGTTTTCCATCAAAATGATTTCTTTTATTTTTGAAGCGTCAAAGTCGCCGCGATTGATTTCGATTTCATATCCATTGGGGACAATGACAAACGCAGTTTCGTGCGAAGTGTAAGAGCGCAAAACTTTTTGAAACTCCTGATAATCAGGGGAGCTTGTGTCTTTCCCCTCGGGCATTTTACCGATAGGTGTTCCGATTGCGTACTTCTCAATACCAATTGCTGAGAGTCTTTGATAAAGATTTTTTCGAACATAGGGACCATAAACCGGACGCAAAGCCGAGATCCCTTCGTAGTTATCCCCCTCTTGATTCAAAGTCATAACAAGCAAAAATTGACCTGGGATAAAACAACTTTTTCCAATGTCGCTTTGCACGACTTGATCAATGCCTTCAAGCTTTCCGGTTTCTTTGTTGAGTCTCCAGAAATCTAAAGTTTTTTGCGAACGAAAGCCGAGCTGCGCGAGCCCGTTAAATGTTCCAAATTTTTTATGTCCGATAACTACGTTGTGCACCGTTTCAAACACCGCGTGACCGAACGGGACAAGCGTCAACGCTTCGTGAAGAAATTTGTCCCAATCGATTTGCTCTTTTAAAATCGCCTCGACAAGTTCTTTTTGTTTTATTGCGTCTGCGTCTTCGCTCGCTGCTTCAAACTCCCAGTTCGCGGACTTGATCGGGTTCATCACTGCAGCCAGCACCATTGCAATCTGAGGCTCGGACCTTCGCATTTTGTCGTATTCAAACGCTGCGTCCGTTGATTGCAGTTTGCTCAAATACTCTTCAGAGAAAATGCCGCCGAAAACTTCAGTGCCCGAACTTCCAAATGCTTTTAAATTTTGTTTTGCTTCAAAAGTAAAAACGCTCGACTCTTTTTTTGCGTCGTCTTGTGGGTTTAGATTTTGAAATTCATTTACCATTCGTTCCCCCGATTTAAGCCGCCCGCAATAGTGCTTTGCGTATTTGTGTACGCGCTTGTGAAAGACGCAACTTTGATTTCATCGTATCGCCCGTAGTTTGCCAATGCTAAACTGTCAGCACTATCCGGGGAGCTTCGTCCAGTTCTTTTTTTATAGTCGTCTTTTGATTCAATATATGTTCGACCCTTTGTGTCATACTTGTAAAGAATCGAAGGAAGCTCTTCAAGATAAACAGAATCGTCAGACAAAGTTAATTTTTCTTTCAAGTCCTCGCCGAGCAGCTTGAACATGCGGGCTTTAAGATTCACAAAACGCTCTTTGTCGCTTTCATCTCTGCAAGATGCCCCGAACTGCACGCCTCTAATTTCAATCGCCCTGGAAAGCCCACCCTCGCGTTGAGCGGCCTTTAGATTATCGACTAGCCCGCCGCCAAGTCCGGTTTCATCAATCGTCACCACGTCGAAATTATTTTCTTTGATCATTGCAATTGCGATGCCCGTGAGTTCGGCAATATCTTTTTTCTGAAATGACTTTCGAAATTCAAACTTGTATCCATGCAGACTTGTCATAACTGTCGAGTCCGCTCCGAACCTTGCCACGTCGATCCCTAAAAGTTTTCGATCCGACGCTTCCGGGTAGTAGACGCGTAGCTGCGCAGCTTCAACCATTCCTAGACTGACAAGCGAATTGTCCGACTCCTCTGGAAACTTTCCCAAGATTTTAGATTGCGTCAACGGGTGTTCAAACCCCCACTTCAAGATGTTTCGCACGCACCACGAAACTGTTAGCATGTACGCTTTTGGATTTTTGTAGGCTTGTAAATATCTTGACGCTTCGTCGTCGGACATATGCCTGACTTTTTCGACTTCGTTTTTTAAATCGTCCTCGGTAAAAATATTGTTCGCTTTAAAGTTAGGCGAATCAAAGCAAGATAAATAGACCTTTGCCCAGTCCCGAGACTTAAAGCATTCGAAAAATTCTGAATTTATAGACGTCGGATTTCCGATTGCTAAAAATTTTACGTTCGCACTTGTTAGCATTCCCTCGACCATTCTCCAAATGTTTTTCGGTATACCCGTTGCTTCATCTAGTACGACCAACAAATACGGAGCGTGGAACCCTTGAAAACTCGACTGCGTGCCTTGCCCGGCCTCGCCATTGACTTCGTTCTTTGGAGTAAACCCAATTGCAAAATGGTCATCCCCAAGTTTCCACTCGGTTAAGTTCATAACTCCGCCTAGCGGAATTTTAGATTTTGAATAGGCGGCTCTTATTTCAGACCACAAAATGTTTTTGACCTGATTATACGTTGGCGCTGTAGTAATAACTTTTGACCCAGGGTAGACACTGCAAAACCAAAGCACCACGCGTCCAAGCGTCCACGACTTGCCGACGTTATGACAGGCCGCAATTGAAGTTCGTTCGTTTTTCGCAATTGTTTTTAAAATTTTTTCTTGATACGGCTCAAGCGAATCTACGCCAAGGATTTGACGGAAAAACGTAGGTGGATTGTGTTGCATGAAAACTATTTCTTGCGCGCTAAACATTTTCGCAAACCGAAGTAGCTTTTGCGTCAATGGCTTGCGCTTTTTCCATTTCGTCCCGCACAGACCGCACCACGTCTACAAAGGATTTGAAAATATCCTCCCCATTTGCTCCGGTCAGCTCTAAAGACTTTCGCTTCGGGTAAACGTATTCCATTAGTTTTTCCGCAACTTCCATTTTCATGCGCCAACGAGAATTGACTAACCATTGATTTTTAATTGTTTTTGTTTCATCGGCGTTGAGATAGCCCTCAGCGGCTTCGTTATAAAGCGCGTCCGCTTCCTCGTACAATTTTAAAAGACGGTCAAGCGGATCAAAACCATGCTCGCGCAAGGTGTGCAGCAAATCAAAACGCATTTGTCTAGTGATTATTTTCTCCCCTGGTTTGGTCCCAGGCTTTTTACGCACCTTGACTTGGCCTTCCACGCATCCCCCGATTTTTAAAACTTAATCGGTTCGGCTGCGTTTGTAAACCATGACATTTCGGCAGGGGGCGAAAGTCGCATTTGCCAGACATGCCATTCAATTTTGCCTATTAATATATTTCTTCTATATTCTCTGTTTTATACCCTTATTTTATATAAATATAAAATATATTATTAAATATAAAAATTGAATGGCATGTCTGGCAAATCGTTGCAAGTGCGCGGAACTAAGAACTTTTTTTCTGCCATTCAAATTTATTTTTGTCTGGCAATGAATGGCAATTTTCATTTTGTCTGGCAACTCAGTTCACGTCCCCTTCATTTTTGCCATTCAATTTGCCAGACAAAAAAAATTGAATGGCAGTCCTAAAATTCGGGAATTTGCGCCGCGTCTTTTTTGATTATAATGCCGCGAATCATGGTGCGACGAACGCCGCCATTCATGACCCTATCGGCCTCAATTTTAGCCCCACATTTTTGTCTAACGCGGCGGCTAAAATGCTTTTCATTCAAGAATTCGTCCCCGGATTCTTGTTTAAAGTGCAAAAAAAGCTCGTTAAGTGAAACCCACGGCGCTAGTGGGGCGGGGATAAACTCAACGCAGTCTTGGAGCCATGATTCGATAACGTCAGAATCACGCATGATTTCATTCATCGCCTTATAAGACACGTCAGCGCAGTGAATCTTTCTAGGCGTGCGGCGAACGAAGTCGCGCAGTGCCGCGAGACAAACATTCAAGATGCCTGGTAACTCCGCCTTAAGTTTCTCTCGAAGCTGCCAGTCGATCTTTGAAGCCGTCCCGTCCGTTCCATGTTCTTCCAATTTTAAATCAAACGGAACGACGATTAGACGCGATTTCAAGGCATCCTCTGTGCCCGACAAATAAGGGGGCTTGTTTGCAGCAAATGCGAGCTTCGCAGTCGGGCGCATGGTGTACGGCACTTGAAATTTCTGATCGACCTCGACGCCCGCAGCTGATGACAGAGCTTTTAAGATTCCAAGAATTTCGGGGGCGATCTTGGTAGAGTCGGATTCTTCGGACAAGTTAACGAGCTTGCCGTCCATGCGCTGCAAGTAATTGGGCTTGTCGAACTGTGCTAAGAGCACCGAACTTGTGTTTTTCTTGCCGACTAGATCCTCGATCAAGTTTAAATAAGTTGATTTGCCGTTTCGTCCGGTGCCGGTCAGCCACAACAATAAATGGTGCTCGTATCCCGGCCAAAGAACATAGGCCATAAACTCGGTCAAAGTCTGGATGAGTTCTTTTCTGCCAAGCGTGATCTCAAGCATAAATTTATCAAACGTCGGGCACTGCGCTTCGGGATCAAACGCGTAAGGCAAAACATAGCGAAACCCCACGTCTGGGTCGTGCGGAGTAACGATGCCCTCTGCCACGTCTAAAATGCCGTTTTGCACGTTAAGCTTTCCCACGGTGCTTTTAAAAAACAAGTCCTCAATTTGTGTTGCGGTCATCACGAAATTGCGTTTGATCTTTTGAAAAAACTCATTTGCTATCCGCATAGAGGGAGCGGGGTTCATAACAGACTCGCACCAGGCTTTTAGCTCAATCTCGTTTGTGATTTCAAAGTGCGTGCCGGTCCAGTTGTAGACCATATCCGTGTATGAATCGACGAAATAGCCTTTGTCTCTTTTGTATGCTTTAACGAGCCCGTCAAAATCAGGAATTCGCTTTGTGGGTTTTCCTTTCACTTCTTCTAAGAAATAAAACCCGGTAGCTTCCGTGGGGATGACTTCTTTTTCTAAGATCACAACGGGGGATTTTATTTTCTCGAAATACTTACAGCCGAAGCATTTGCCCCAGATGGCTTGAATACCTTGACACGTCCTAGGTCCAGTGCTGCCAAGAGCTTGGTCCAGTTTTTCATCAGTGAGAGTGACGGAGTACTCCGGGTGCGGCTTACTAAGGGCGTGAAACTTCGCCCTTCCCCCTTCGAATCTCCCGACCACGGATGCGGCCGCGTACCACTCGGGTTCTGAGAGCGTAGCCGCGTCGTCTTTGCAGTGCTTTAAGAAATCACACTCGAGCATAGCTTTCTCGCCCGTCGTGCGTTTGTATTTTGCCCATTCCTTAAAACTTAAGGACTCCGTTTGTTGTGCGGAGAACTGCGCTGCAATGTCGCTCAAAAAAGAAATCGGCTGACAGTAGGGCGCCTCGGTAAGTTCTAGGCTGCCTCTAGATTTTGCAAGTTCTTTGATTTCGTCAATGCTTAGAGTGACGACTTGCTCTTGACTTAAGGCGATTTTATAAAGACCAGTCTTGGGGTGCTTAGATCCGAGTGCGCGAAACTTTCTTTGCGCATTGAAAACCGTCGTGTCCAGGGTTTTATATTCGTGGCGTTTTAAAGCAAGTCCGACAAAATTTAAAATCGCTGGAAGCTTTTCGGACGGCTGCAAGTTTAAGTAAGCCATAGGAATCGCAATGTGAAAACCTTTTGAACCTGAATAGTAAAATTTAAAATGCTCGGGGTGCGCGCAGCGCAAGAAAAAATGTTTTATTTCTTCAAGCGCCTTTGCGCCGCCCTCACCGTCATCGAAATCAAACCAGGCATAACCCATGGTGCCGCGTGCGACGCCTGCGTATTTATTAAACGACAAAGGTGCGGTGTACGAAGGACTCTGCTCGACGTATGAAAAGCCGGTCTCATTTTGCACTTCGACTTTCAGCGAGTTTGTTTCTAGCTCAAATGCGCAGTGGTAAGCCTCGCGTCCGTCGTGGGTGAGAATTTTCATCGGCAAGTCAAGCGCAGAAATATGACCTTCCGTGCCTCTTGCAAAAAGGTCAGACACAAAGAAATTAGACCTCACGCAAAACCTCCATAACAAGGGGCATTATTTGAGCAACAAGGTCCGGGTTTTTAATTGCGTAGTTTTCGCCGAAGGTCTGGTCTATGGCTTCAATCGTTAGCATCAAAGCGGCAAGCAAAAGGGCCTTTGCCCTTTGCTCTTTTAAAGTCTGATTCAATTTTCCCCCAAGTGTATATGTATGTGAAAGCAACACTATTTAAGACGTTGCAAACCTGTCAACAATTTGAAAAACTATTGTGCATGGACGTCAAAGAGCTGACTTTTAATTTTGCACGCGACAAGATGCTCGAAATCTGGGGCGGACACGAGGACATGCACCGGGTTTTAAAGCCCATTCATTTTATATATTTGCACATGTATCCCGCTAAATTTTTGTGGTCGCTTGACTATCTGATAGCGCAAGGGCTAGTGGGGAAAAGATTTGTTGACTTCTACATGGACGATTGTAAAGGGTCGGATCTTGAGTTTCAGCGATATCTTTTGCAGAAAGTTACGCAAGAATCAAAAGCAGTTTTGTACGCCGGTAAGGACGTCGTGCTATGACGTTCAACGTCTTTTTTGAGCGCATGGCTTTTGGTGCAATGACTGCGGTACTTTTTTATTCCGGGCTTCAATTAAAAGAAATGGCAACAAGCGTGCAAACGCTAAACACAAGCGTCGCGGTGTTAATTGAAAAAGGAAAATTGGTTGAATACTCTCAGCAAGAAATCAGGCTCATTTTAAAAGAGCACGAACAACGCTTATATAAAATTGAAAAAAGATAATTTCGGGGGCTCCACATGGTTGCGGGAAAATTTGAAATTTACATCGAGCAGGGCGCGCTTTTTGAGCTTCTTTTAACTTGCAGAAACCCAGACGGAAGTCTGATTGATTTAACCGGATATTCTTTTGAGGGAATGGTGCGAAAAGCGACGGACGACGCCAATCCGTTTTTAACTTTTAATTTTACTATTTTAAATCAAATCACGAACCCCGGCCAGGTTAGAATGTATATTCCTTCCGCTACGACCGAAGCGATTTCTATTCCCGGTCCAGTCGAAGGAGTTCGAACGGTTGTAAAATACTTGTATGACGTTTATTGGATAACTGGCGGCGAAAAATATCGAATTCTTGAAGGCGCTGCGAAAATCTCAGCCGAAGCGACGAAACCAGGTACGCCATGAGCACCGTAACTGTGTCGGCGCCAAATCAAATTACCATTCAGCTTAATTCTGCAAATCAAGTGTCCGTCTCAACTCCTGGACCTGCGGGGACTGGGGTTCCCGCCGGAGGTACGACGGGGCAGGTTTTAGCAAAAAACTCAAATACTGACTACGACACAACTTGGGTGAATGGAGGAGGCGGGGATGTCGTCGGTCCAAATAGTTCAGTTGATTCAAGGCTGGCTGCTTTTGACGGAACAACAGGAAAGGTTTTAAAAGATAGCGGAGCAACTCTTGGAAATATTCTTGCTGCAATTCCAACAGCGACAAGCCAATTAGTCAATGACTCGGGATTTTTGACATCAGTCCCGGTAACTTCGGTTGCAGGAAAAACTGGTGCTGTAACTTTAGTCAAGTCCGACGTTGGGCTTAGCAATGTGGACAACACTTCAGATGTAAACAAAATTGTTAGCACTATGCAGGCCGCTGCGGATTCTGCTGTTCAATCGTTTTCAATTCAACGCGCAAATCATACTGGAACGCAAGCGGCCAGCACTATTACAGGACTTGCAAGCGTTGCAACTTCCGGTAGTCATACGGATCTTTCAAACATCGGCACCAATACACACGCACAAATTGACACGCATATTGCAAATACTTCCAATCCTCATGCGACAACAAAAGCACAAGTAGGGCTAGAAAATGTAGACAATACTTCGGATCTTAACAAGCCGATTTCTACTGCAACACAATCGGCCCTTGATTTAAAACAGCCTGACATTCAATTCCAAGATGAAGGCTCAAACCTTGGAACCTCGGGAACGGTTGAGACGGTTGATTTTACAGGTGCAGGTGTTACCGCAAGTAGAGCAGGAAGCAAAATTACCGTTGCAATTTCAGGCGGCGGCGGCGGGGGCGGCGGCCTTACCGAAGACGACGCAATAACATACGCATTAATTTTTGGATAAGGGGTTTTGAATGAAGCAGATAATTAGTCCCGCATACACTTTCACACCAGGAATTTCTGGTGTAGGAACTATAAATCTTTCTGGTATTTCTGGATTTGATTTTAAAAAATTAGTAGCCGTCATTAATATGACAAGGGGCGAAGTCATTTTTGCTTCTGCACTAGCGTCAAAAAGAGCAACTGCAGTTGCCGGAACCACGATTACGCTTTTTTATGATACTTCTACTCAATCGGGCTCTGATGTTCTTCAAGTATTTTATGACCCCGAATTGGCTGCAACTGAAGCCACATTACAAGCAGTGGTAAATGGATTGCCGA